TTTAAAGACACCTTGGGATAAGTTTAATGATGCTACAACAGACGGTCTAGAATGGCACTCTATGACAGTTATAGGTGGAAGACCTGGCAGTGGTAAAACTCTTATTAAAGATCAAATTGTAAGAGAAGCTTTTAAACTTAATCAAGGTGAATCATTTAGGGTACTAGAGTTTCAGTTTGAGATGCTAGCCCGGACTAGTGCTATTAGAGAATACTCTAGTGTGCTTGGAAAATCTTATAAGTATTTGTGTAGCGCTGACGGCAAGCTCACTACTGAAGATCTCCAGAAATGTTATCAACATGCCGTTGAGAGAGTAAAGTATCCAATAGATGTTGTAGAAAATCCTATTACTGTAAATGAGTTAAAGGATATAGTACAGCAGTATATGAACTTTCATGCTATAAGAGATGAAGACAAAAACTTTGTAGCTTATTGCAAGACTGTAGTGACACTTGATCACTCTCTCTTATTAAAGAAAGCGCCATTTGAAAAGGACAAGTATGATACTTTGTATAATTTAGGAGAGGCTATAACAGAACTTAAACGTAAGTTTCCAATAGCTTTTATTATCCTGACACAATTAAACAGAGGCATAGATAATCCTGAGAGGAATGAAGACGGTAGGTATGGTAATTACATACTTGAGTCTGATATTTTTGGTTCAGATGCGCTATTGCAACATGCGGATACTCTTGTTGGTATCAACAGGCCAGGTAAACAGAAGATTAAACTGTATGGTCCTGATAAATACCTTATTGAAGATGATCGTATCCTAGTATTACACTTTCTCAAGTGTCGTAATGGTGATAACCGCATGAGTTTTTTCAGAGCAGAATTTGAAAAGATGAGGATTTCAGAAATGGATACCCCACCTAAACAAGAAAGAAAATTAACAACAAGATGAGTATATCAACAAAAACCGAGGATTCAAGGGACAAAGTTGCTGAGCTTAGAAAACATCATGAGCTATTGCTAGATGCAATAGGACAACCTGATGCTTTATTTCAACCTAAGTTAGCATATATTCCTAAAGGAAAGACAGAAGCTCATGTGAGTTTCTTCTTAGGAGATTTTAAAAAGAAGCAAGATATCTACATTGAATTTGCAAGTAGAGATCTTGAAGTAGAAGATCCTTCAAGAACATTGTGGTTGTGGCAGTTTAATCCACACTGGGAAGAAGAGTATGATACTACCGAGCCTATGGCTAATGGTCAAGTAAGATATCTTATTCCTGTATCAGAATTAATGAAGGTGTCCGCACCTGTAGAAAAGAAAGTAGCAACCTCTAAGCAATTAGATCTTAATACATTCTTCTCTGATATTATTGATCCTGACCAGGATGTACCACTTGACCAAATGACTGTTAGAGATCTTGCAGCTATTCTTTTAAAGAAGCCTGTAAGTAATAAAAAATGGTTAAATGATTTAATTAAATAACATGGAAATTAAACTTCCTACTAGTAAGGTTCCGGCTGAGCAATCAAGTCCGCGTAACCTGGTAATCTTTTCAAAGCCAAAGACTGGCAAAACAACATTGTTGTCACAGCTTGATAACTGTCTTATTCTAGATTTAGAAAAGGGCTCTAAGTATGTAGATGCAATGAAAGTTGAAGCTCACTCTATTGAAGAGATTAAGCAAATCGGTAAAGCAATTACAGAAGCAGGTAACCCCTATAAGTATATTGCTGTAGACACAATCACTGCATTAGAAGAGATGTGTATTCCGTATGCTGAACAATTGTATATGAAAACTCCTATGGGTAAGAACTGGCCTACTGATGGTAAGCCTAAGTACGGAACCATTATAGGATTACCTAACGGTGCTGGTTACCAGTATCTTAGAGAAGCTTTTACAAAAGCTGTAGCCTATATTCAAACATGGGCACCTAGAATTATTCTAGTAGGACACGTGAAAGATACAATGTTGGAGAAAGATGGTGCTGAGTTTAACTCATTAGATTTAGATCTAACAGGTAAACTAAAAAGAATTACAGCATCTAATTCTGATTCTATTGGATATCTTTACAGAAAAGGTAAGAAGAATATCTTGAGCTTTAAGACTAGTGATGAGATTGCATGTGGTGCAAGACCTAGGCACTTGAGTAACCAAGAAATTATTCTATCTGAAATAGATAGCGAGGGTAATATTACTACAAACTGGGATAAAATTTACATTGATTAAACTAGAAAAAATGATTAGCACAAAAAACATCGGAGGAGAACAATCCTCATCAACACCAAAGACATTGCAACCAGGTAACAATGCCTGTAAAATTCTTGGTTTAAAGCTTGAACCAACTCGCTTTGATCCTAAAGCTTTTAATGTAATGTTGAGCCTTGAAGGTAATGATCTAGGATCAGACTTTGAGGGATTCTTTATCAATAAGGATGATGAGTCTCTGGGTCGTCACAAAGGTCAAGTAGGTAGAGTGCGTCTTAGTGAGTATGCTTACCAAGATGGTACTACTAAAAGTGGTATTAAAGTTAACCGTGACTATGAGATATTGCGCGCTCTTCAGAACCTGTGCAAAGTAACTGGATGCACTGATTGGTTTGAGAAGCAAGATAATCAGCATGATACTATAGAATCTTTTGTTAATCAATTTGATTCTGATCTTCCTTGTACAGATAAGTTTGTTAACTTCTGTATTGGTGGTAAAGAGTATCAAAACAAACAAGGCTATACTAACTTTGATTTATATGTAGTAAAGCCAGCTCGTGGTCAATATGGTTACGAGTCAGCTGATGTAGCACCTGAGAATAGTAAGCTTATGAAATTTGATTCTGCTCTTCACATTAAGAAAAGTAAGTCAGATACAGTTACATCCTTTGGAGATGGTCCTGTAACAACCTCATCATCAGTGAGTAACGATTTTGAGTTGTAAATTATTTGGTTGTTAATTGGAAGGGGAGTATTTTCACTCCCCTTTCTTTTACCCTATAAATTATGATAAGTACAAAATCTTTGTTAGATGATCCATGTAAAGTACCGTCTTACTGGGTCTTTGAATATTATTGCTGTTTAACAGAGAGACTTGTAGGCCAGGATATTAAGATTAAATCTATATTCAAACCTGATGAAAAAACACCAAGCTTTTGTATATATATGAAGGGTGATGTTTATTTCTACAAGGATTTTTCAACCGGCAAAGGTGGTAATTCACTGCAGTTTGTCAAAGATCTATTTAATATAGATGCAAGTCGAGCTGCAGCAAAAATTATTACTGATTACAATGAGCATATGATGTCTGGTAAAAAAGATGATGACATACGTAACTTTAAGAAACAAGCTAAGTATCAAGTAAAATATCACAAGAAAAGAGAGTGGACAAAACAAGATGGAACTTTCTGGACTAAGTATGCAATCAGTTCTGCTATACTAGAAAACTTTAATGTAATTCCTTTGGAAAGTTATACTATGACCAAAGAAGATGATGCTGATAGATTGATTATTAATGGACCTCACCTGTATGCATATACTAGAATTGATGGCACCATATATAAAATATATCAGCCCTATGTTACAGACCATAAGTTTCTCAAGGTAAAGAATTATATTCAAGGTACTGATCAGCTTAAGTTTAATCAACCTAACCTTGTTATATGTAGTTCTCTAAAGGATTCTATGTGCCTTACTAATTTTGGTTACAACACAGAAGTTGTTGCCCCAGACAGTGAGAATACTGTGATACCTAATGGAGCTATGTCAATGTACAAGCTTAAGTATAAAACAATCTGTACTCTCTTTGATAATGATGAAGCTGGCATTAAGGCTGCACAGAAGTATGAAGAGCAGTATGATTTACCAGGTGTTATATTACCAATGTCTAAGGATCTATCTGATTCTGTCAGGGACTACGGTATACCTGAGACAAGAAAAGTGTTACACCCTTTATTAAAAGAAGCATTAAAGAAATGAGTTGGATATATCAGCATAAAGAATTCACCGAGGATATGATTCCTGATGGTGCTTTAGGATTTGTATACCAGATGGATGTTATCCTAGATGGCGAACGCAAGTCCTACATAGGCAAGAAGAACTTCTTTGCGGATGTTAAGACAAAGCTTTCTAAGAAGGCTATGCCCACTGACAAACGCCTGAAGTCTTACAAGCGTGTAAGAAAAATTGTATATCAGAACTACTATAGGAGTAACGAAACACTTAAGGCAGCTCATAAGGCTCGAGTAATAATCAAAA